CTACGATAGCCGCGCATTCAACATGGCTACCTGTTCGTCGTTCATGTCATCAATCCACATACCGTAAATTTCATACACCATCTGCGCAGTTTCATGTCCCATCTGGCTGGCTATAAATGCCGGGTTCGCTCCTGCCGTCAACAGCCAGCAGGCAAAAGTATGCCGCGTATGGTACGGATTACGGCGGCGAATACCAGCACGTTTTACTGCTGCATTCCACCTTGCCCCCAAACTGCTTACCGAGTAATAAGGTTTCTGTTTTCCGTTACACACCCTGGGCATGAAAACAAAATGCAGTTTTTGCTTTTCGGTTCTGCCGTACTCCCGATGATAAAAGGTGATTTCGCTTTTGCGATGATGCCCGGTCAGTTTGTATTGCTCCTTCAGTGCTTCAAGAGCAGGCTGCAGTAATGTTACCGTCCGGATCCCGGCATTTGTTTTTGGGGGACCGAACATATCCAGTATCGTCAGGTTTCTTCTGACATTCACAGTTCCCTTCTCGAAATCCACATCCTCCCACGCCAGAGCTGCCAGTTCCCCGTGACGAAGCCCGGAGTAAACGGCAAATTTCCACAAGTTCTGGCTCTGTCCTTTTTCACTTTCCATTAATGCATTGAATTCTGTTCTAGATAACGGATCTGGCTTTATTCTGTTTCGCTGTAATTTTTTTACTCCTTCAAATGGTTTGTTTGATATAAATCCCGACTGATAAGCAAAACGTAACAAAGAACAGAGCAGGGCGATATAGTTATCAACTGTGCGCACTGTTCTTCCTTTTTTGTTAGATCTTGGATTATCCAGGTAAAGCGTTTCTCCATGCAACAGTTCATTCCGGTAATTTAAGATATCGCTATAACGAATATGTGATATCGGGGTACTTTCAGAAATTATTATCCTGAGTGTTTTTAATTGTGATTTCGTTTTCTTCATTGTGTTTGTTGTTAACTCTGTCTCTTTAATTTTTGCCCAGATATCACAAAGCTCCCCGAATGTTTTTATGACCCTCGTTGTCACCATTTTTGCCCCAGTGCTGGACTGGGGAAAACGTCTTAAATACTCGAATTCGCCGGAATTGATTTCGTGAACTATCAACGCTCTTAAATTCCCGGCTTTTTTAATATTACTGTTAGTAACCTCCCAGCCTTTCAATGTTTCCCGACATCGTTTTCCTCGAAACATGAACCAGATGCGAATGTATTTACCCCGAATCTCGACACCTGTTGGTAATTTAGACATATCATGAGTCTTTGATAAACTGATTTATCTTCGGATAGTTGTACCAGATAATCCCTCGCTTGCTGTCTGGCTTACCTAAAGGAGATACTCGTTTGAAGTGAAAGCCTTCCACCCAGCAATTCTGACGGTATGCTTCAATTTGTCTGGCCCCCAGACCAGTACGAAGCATCAGACCGTATTCAACCATCCACTCTTCATTAAAAATCACTTGTGCCATCGCATCACCTCTGGCGGGCGACAATATTAGACTGAAATTGACGCCCGACGTTGATTATTAATAATCAGCTATGAAGTTTTAATTTGAATACAATGCAACTCACGAGGACAGAAGTTTCTCGCAATTAAAATTTATCAGTTTTACTTTCTGCTCTCTGGAAACGCCTGCTTCTTTTTTCCCTGAGAGCATTTTTTCGCATTCTGATTTCGTTAATTTAGATTTTGAATATCTTGTCCAGTTAGTAGGTGTGCCACCTTCCTTTTCAATAGTGGCGGTAATTTTATACATGAACACCTCCATTATTATTTCCAGTAGTTCGTTTATTCCATCTTGCAAGTGCTTCTTTTTCACTTCCACCATAACCGGTTCGGGATTCGCATCCGTTACACTTCGCTCGGTAATATCCTGAAATGGCTTTCACCGTTACTGATGGACAACCACAAAATGGACATGGTTTGACTTTTTCATACCGCATTGTCTTTTCTCTCATAAAATAAAGTTTTGTTATGGCGGTGAGGCTACACCGCCATAGTAAATATCAGGAGCCGATATATTCTGGTTTCATATCTGTCAGTGTCGTTTTATACGCCTCATATAATTCTCCCAGATGTGGTCGTGCAGCATTCAGCGTATTTTCCAGAGCAGTAAATTTTTGTTCTGCTTCCGGATCACCTGATGAAGGCAGGTCATTTATCATCTTCTCAATACGGGCAATAGCATTGAGACGGTGATGACGCTGAACCACTTTTCCTTTAAGTTCCGTATAGAGAGCGCCAAGTGTATTTTTATGCTCTTCCACTTCCTGCCGAAGTGCTGTTGTTTCTTCGGTGCTTTGTGCCTGCTCAATACGTTCACGGAAAGCACTGATCCAGTTTTCCCCGGCATCCTGCTCAATAATTGTTGTTTCACGTTCCGTACGGCAGGCGGATGTGTTTTTATGTTCCTGAACCGGATTAATGATTTTTTCCTGTGGTTCGTCCAGTTCGTCCCGGGTGTACACTCCAAGAATCACTTCAGGGCTATAAAGGCGCGCCCAGCGTTTCAGTGCCAGATAGGCAAGCTGCTGACGAGGATCATCGGCCCATAACGTTGAGTTACGTGTTCTGGCCTGCGCCAGAAGTAACTCCAGTATGCGTGGTTTGCTCTCTCCGCGTAGTGTTGCCTGGACGCGAACTCCGATCCCGTTTTCATCTGCCAGCTTCCAGCCAGGTACACGATATTCTTTCCCTTTGTCGTTCTTCCTGATTTCAAATTTCCCGATAATTTTTTCCCACGGCCCGAACCAGTCATATTCAATACGCCCGGTTAGCGGCCCACGAGTACTGATTACGGCATTAACCAGTTGCGCTTCATATCCGAGCACACCATTCACAACGAAAGTTTTCTGAGCTACTGCGTAAGGATTCATTTGCCACTGCATCGCCTGCATGGTGATGGCCATGCAGTCTGATGGATTTCCTCGGAGGTGTTCCGGTACAGTAGCCATGCCGGAAGCCATTACCTGAGAAAACGTCTGAATTGCAGCCAGAGACTGAGGGCTGAACACCGCAACATTAGAGTTAATATTTTCTTGTTGAGTTAATTCGTTCATTGTGTCCTTCCTCAGATGCTCAGTGCTTCAAGACGGCGAAGATCAAAGTCGTTTAATTCGTCGGTATAACTTTCGGTAATCGGTGCTGGCCAGTTGTTTGTCTCCAGCGCTTCGTTTATCTGTCGTAGCGTCCGGCGATATTCCTGTCGACCAAGTTCCAGGAGTTCCTGCGAGGCTTCCACGACTGCCACCCAGTGATAGCCAGCATCTTTGTTGACGAAGATCCAGAAAAATTTGTCCAGGTTTGCCACATCGCAATACATTGCGGCGCTGAGGTGATAATCACGCTCAATAATTTCACGGTGCAGGCGATCTTTAAGTCGTTCCTGCCGCACATAACCGAGGCTGACTGACTTCACGTCAGCGCAAATGCTTTCGTATGGCAGCCGGATTTCGATATCAGGACGGACCCTAATTTCCAGCCCGGTTTCTTCATCAAACCCGAAATAGCTGATTTCAGATTTGCGATCCGGGTGGTTGAGTAGCCTTGCTGCATCGGTATTGTTTTGCAGTGCCGCGTGAATATTTTTTGCCTGTTCATACATATCCGGACTGATAAACGTTTTCCCGGCGTTTTCTTCTTGCTGGCGTTTTTGCCAGTCCTCCAGTGTCACCAGGTCCGGGCGAATTTTCCGTGCGATTTCGGTTAATTGCTCTTTTGTGCCACTGATGTTGTAAGGCAAAGATTTAGCACGTTCTTTTTTTGCCAGTTCTGGGTCTACAGTTTCAATTTGATCCAGAAGCTGCTCCCGTGCTCCACTGGTTTTCAACAGAGGAGGGAGGCTTGCGTTGTATTCTTTAATACAGGCTTTCATTGCTGATGCTGTGTGTTTTTCCCCCTCAGGAATACGCCGAAATTCCTCCGGAAGCGAACCGTAAAGGATGCCTGTTTCTTCGGCCCCAGCGCTTACCGACAGTGGCTGTATAAGAGTGCTGTTGTAGCTTTCGATCCACTCTTTCATCTGCTCTGGTGTCATCAGTGATGGCAGACTGGCATTATGTTTTTTAATGATGGTGATCAGTTCGTTAGAAGTAGTAACCACATATTCAGGAACCGGTACCGGAATGGCATATTCATCAGCGAATTTATCCGTTTCCAGAACATAGCTGTGAATGATCCGCCCACGCAGCAATGCATCACTTTCCTCGTTCGGGATAGTTCCGGCAATGTGCCGCCCGTGGTAATACATCAGACTGATGCGGGCATCCTTCAGCATTGTGCTGCTTATTCCGTTGGCGGAGTGATAAACCTCGTTCGGGAGGTTTTCATAGCGACCAGGCTCGAAATATGACGGCCACATGATTTCAGTTGCTACATGAGCTGACGCTTCACCAGTTTCATCACTGCAATCGTGATGCGGATGGTTGCCAGCGTTCTCCTTGTGCGGATGTTCAGCGCCTTCCATTTCCTCCGGATCTTTTTCCTGAGATTCATCCAGATTTTCTCCATCGAATGTTTCCTGGTATGTTGCGTCGCCCATCACCGCACCACAGTCAGGGCAGTTATCCCCGCCAGTCTGACCGCAGGCATTGCAGACTATTTCCGGTTCCCGTTGCACTACTGGCTCAGGTTGTTTCACATCCTGACTGGTTTTTTCCGTTTCTGGCTGGTTCTGGTTCACAGAATCGCGAGTCTGGATCCCCTTAAACCATTTCGGATCGTTCGGGTCGCTAATTCCGTCAACAAATTCACCACGTGATGCAGCAAGCAATTTGTCGGCATCGACAGGATTTTTTGATGGATTGTTTTTCCGGGCTTCATGGAGTTCTTCCCGCAGTTCCTGATATTTCGCATCAACAGAATTTACCTGTGACTGAGCATCCAGCGGCTGCGTGTCCTGATGATGTTCAGTTGCATCCGGTTCCACTGTTTCAGCCGTTGCCTGTTCATTTGCCATTGCGCAAGATGGTTGCGGTTTTTCTTCATCATCCTGTTTTTCTTCTTCTGCTACACGCTGCGGCATTGGGGCAGAGGAGCGACCGCAGGCAATATCCACGATTTCCGGATCAGGGTTGGCATGATCGGTTTCAGTCAGCACCCTGCTCAGATATTCGGTGACACGGTGGTGGGTAGCCTCGATACCAATTGGTGCTTCTTTTACGGACGCAACCACAATGGCGCGGGAATAATCCAGCCCGCCAGGCATGGTGATGAATTTGTCGCGGAAAACAGAAAAGGGCGGTTTATTTTCAGCGATAATTTCCTCAATGCGTTTAGCGTGTGCCGGATGAAGGTTATAGATGTCCACGTCCATTGAACGGGCCAGTACGCCAGTGGCTACGTCGCGCGCCAGTGACGTAAGATCGTGGACGAAACCTTCGCCGCGATCGGTGAGGTTCCCGCCGCCAGCATTAGCACCGGAAGCCGTGCGAGTGATGCGTGAAACACGATTCCCTTTTCGCCATTCTTTTGTCAGAAGACCGCGATCAATGTGTTCGGTATCCAGCCAGGCTGAAATGAAATTCTTAAATTCATAGGGCTGATGTTTTTTCGTGATAGAGAAAACTGCCTTAATTGCATCAGTCAGGCGGAGCAGGGCGGCATTATCCAGAGTTGTTGGCTCTGCCATGCCGCGTATGGCCAACAGCAGATTCTGGACATAGCTGTTTTCCTGGTCCATCTCAAGAGCAGTAATGTGTTCGCGTTGTTCACGGGTGGCATGATGCAGGTATTTCCGATCCCCGGCCGCATACGTAAAAATGTGCAGAAGACGCTGTGTGAACTGCAAAGTGGCTACAGAGACTTCGCAATCCTGGCAATCCCCGTGGGCGTCTGCCTGCGCGTTTTCTTCCTGGCCTACCGCCAGTTCTTTGGTTTCCTGAGCATTATCCTGGTGGTGAACGTCGTCTGGCGCTGCTCCCGGTTTTAGTTCCCAGGTCATGGAGTCTTTGCTGAGTTGATAGCGTTCACTCCAGGTAAAATCGATCTCACCTTCAGGGGGCAGGTCATTAACGACAGGAAAATTAGTTGCAATAGCTTTAAAATAGTTGCTCAGTTTTTTACCTGACTTAACGATCAGGTAGTCCAGAGTGGCACAGGTTGATTCAAAATCGTCGCTTGCCCACAGGACGACGTCAGGCTCACCGGATGATTTTTTCGCTTTCCGTAAAAGGAAGAGTGGTTTTGTGCTCATTGTTTTTTAACCTCAACTCAGATTAAAATTACTGCGAGTGATGAATAAATGTCCCAGGTTCTTCACTCAGGCCTGCACACAGTGCAGGCTTTCTTTTTTTCAGATTTCACCGTTTAATTTCATTGCGATCAGAGTTGCCAGAAATCCGGCTTTTTTTTCTGCGGGCAGATTCTTTCCGATGTGAACCAGGCTCATTTTTGTGACACCTTCATCAAGTGTTTTTACGTTGCCTGATGGACCATCGATATCAACCACAGTGAATGGGGTTTCTTTATTTTCTGTTTTAATTACGTAGCCAATGCGCTTTCCTTCCAGATTCACCTCGTGAACAATGTCATCGGTAGTTACAACAGTGGTTTCATAATTGGTAATCATGTTTTTCTCCTTAATTAAGGTTGAGCGAATCCCTGCCATTTCTGGCATAAATTCAGTTTCGAATAGTCAATTAATTAAAGTTCGTGTGCCATCTGGTCTTTTTCGGCACAAGCTTCACTGCAATATTTTCTCGGTTCGTCTTTTGATAAAGTCCCGTGCATGAAGTGAAGCATTCTTTCAATAGCTTTGCTTTCTTCAACGTCTTTTTTGCAAAGGTGGTAAGCACATTTTATTTTCTTAGTCATCACCATGACTCCGCCTTTACAGGTAAACCATCACGACCGAGGAAGACTTTAATCATGCGGTCAGTAATGCATGTTTTTGTGGTCAGGTTACGAATATAAAGTTTTCGCTTTTTAATATTGTTTGCCGAGGCAATATATGTCCGGCCTTCATGAAGAACATAATCGCCAGGAGTCACACACTGACGTGGTATTTCATCAGTTCCAAAGTGATGAGCAATCATAATTATCTCCATTTTTACAAATGAACTTTGTCGATGCGGTGCCTGGTGCCTCCAGGTGACTGTAACCAGTTAACAATTACAGTCGGCTTTCCCACCCAAACCAATAAGGACTAACATGACTTTTAACTGTGCCGCGTGCGCTTAGCCGCATTCACCGCATCACAAAATTCACTTTAAAAAGGGCGGACATCAGCCGAACTTCAAGAAAAAAACTGATGCCGCTAGGATACACACAGCAATGTCGTTATTTACAACCGGAGGCGCACTCCCACCATTTAAATTTAACAGACAAGACCGACTCTTTATGGATATCGGAAATGCGCCTTCGTGTTGTGCCCAGTTTTATTTCACCACCTCCGGGCTTTGGTGGTTTCTGCTATACCCCTACAGCGAGAATATTGAATTAATCTAAATAATGGATTAGCAAGTATTTCTGGCAAGCCAGCGACGTGCGCCCGTTTCAGTTTTGAATGTCTTGCTTTTGGCATAAGTCATGGCGGTGAACGTTCCATCCTGGTTGGGGAACACGCCACATACCAGAGATTCGTTGTTGCCAAGATCGATAGTATCCATGTTGACCTCATTTCCCCTTAACGCCGGGTGGCGGAACTAAAACCTACAGCGCCGTGCTGTTCTTGATATAAATATTAGTAACACGGATATTTTAAGTCAACAGTATGGCGTATGATATTTTTGATTTAGTAATTAAGTAAATGTTTTTTCAAGGGAAAAATATTAGTTATACAGCTGATTTGCAGAAGTTATGGCACAAAAAAACCGACTAAGAAGTCGGTTTTTTTGTTGTGGATGGGGGTAGTGAGCGGTGGCTACTGGTTGCGTTTCTTTAGTGCCAGCATGTTCTCGAAAGCTTCCTCGTAGAGCTTGTTTAGTCCACGTAGCTGGTTAAGGAGTTTGGCTTTTTCTGACGCAGGTAGAATCTCGAAGAGGTTAAGTAACTCTGCCTGTTCTTCATTGACCAGCCTCCATCCTTTGCCTGAAAAGCTATCATCATAAGTATCTGATGATCTTACATAATTCATTAAGTCTTTAAGGTCTTCTCGAATGTCCTCTGGTTTTACCTTTAACAGAGCCGCAAATTTTAGCGCAGCGTCGGTATTTACCGGTATCTTGCCGTTCAGATACTGACTAACGGTGCCTTGAGATTCGAATCCCAACAACTCAGCCGCCAGCTCTTGAGTCAGCTTCAGCTCTTTTTTTCTTGCATTCCATGCGGCTTTTAAATTCTTGCTCGCTTCTGGAGTTGCAATCACTTCGCGTGTTTTTTTCATACATAGAGTTTATTTGTTTTACCAATATTATCAAAGATAGTCTGACTATTGATCTTTAAAATTAGTGGAGCTAATATTTGCTCGAAGCATAACGTAGAAGGTTGGCTATGAACTTAAGAGACTATTTAAAAGAGAAACATATCACCCAGCTACAGTTTGGGAAGCTAACGGGTTTATCTCAGGTGCATGTAAGTCGAGTGCTGGGGGGCCATGAAAGATTCAGCCCTGAAAAAGCATTACGTGTTGCTGAAGTAACGAATTTCGAGGTTACACCTCATGAACTCCGTCCTGATATCTACCCGAATCCGACCGATGGTTTACCTGTTGGATGTAAGGCTAACACACAAAATGCACAGGAGTTGATTCATGAAAATCAGGCATGAGCACATTGAATCAGTGCTGTTAGCCCTGGCCGCTGAAAAAGGGCAGGCATGGGTAGCCAATGCAATTACTGAAGAATATCTGCGCCAGGGGGGCGGCGAATTGCCCCTGGTACCAGGCAAGGACTGGAACAATCAGCAGAATATCTATCACCGTTGGTTGAAAGGTGAAACGAAAGCGCAAAGGGAAAAAATTCAGAAACTGATCCCTGCGGTTTTGGCAATTCTTCCGCGCGAGCTGCGTCACCGACTCTGCATCTTCGATACCCTGGAACGCCGTGCATTACTGGCGGCGCAGGAAGCGTTGAGTACGGCAATTGATGCGCATGATGATGCAGTCCAGGCCGTTTACCGGAAAGCACATTTCAGCGGCGGCGGTTCGTCCGGCGATTCTGTTGTTGTTCATTAAGTGAATAGGGTAACTAACAATGAAAATCAAACCGTTTATCAATGCTGGAAATCTTACTCCCGGCGAACTACGAGACTGGCTCCTGAAACTTGCAAAAAATGCAGAAATTGCGGGTTGGGGTACAGAAACTTCGGTTCGGAAGCTTCAGAGCGCAGAACTTAGCCTGCGCTCAGTTATGGACGATTTATCTCCAAGAATTAATTTTCTGGGGTCAGAGCAAATAATTCGTTCGGAAGATCACTCCAGCGAAGTTGCGGAAGTTCTGAATACTCTGAGGATAACTTTTGCTGCCGTTCGCGATATTCAACGAACCATTCTCTCATTGATTTCTCAGCTTCAAGAAATTGATAGTCGCATTCCTGACGGGGGTCATAGAGAGCGTCTTCCAGAATGTGAAGAGCAAGGACAGGGGAAACAGATAAGGGATCAGTAATACGTTTTTCACTTGCCTGGTATAGCAATCTCGCCAGCGAATCATAGCTACTGGGGCTCAGGAGAGAATCCCGTGAGTGATTTGTAAGAATCAGGTGGAAGCGGGTGAGAACTATAGCCCTGCATGTTACCAGGTTAACCATGTCGTGGTCGTGCTGGTTAATTTTGTACACAGTGCGCATGTGATTTTTAATTTTTTGGCAAACAGCCATTAAAGACATGTCGAACCTCCTTTGGTTCTGTTGATTGGGGAATCACAGATTATATCCGGAGGAAGGTTCGACACCAGATGAGGCAATTATGGTTAAGGCTAAAAACATGCCAAATCCCATGCCAAAAACTAAGGCAAACAATGAGCCTTATCGCAAGGTAAAAATAACGATATGGGATGATCCCAAATTTAGGGCGTTATCTCCTCTGCCTCCAAGTGGACAGAGTTTGTTTATTTATCTGCTGACCAGTCCATTTACCGGGATTATTCCTGGGTTGTTTAAAGCCGGGCGGGCAGCAATGGCCGAAGAGTTGGGGTGGGATATCGAAGCCTTTGACTTAGCCTTAGGAGAAGCCATGAATCTTGGCATGGTGAAAGCAGATATCAAAGCCAGAGTTTTTTGGCTCCCGAATGCTGCGAAACACAATCCGCCAAACTCGATAAATGTCATTAAATCCTGGGCAAAGGCATTCGCTTTAATTCCTGATTGTCCTCTCAAATGGGAGGCCAGGGAATCGCTGAGAGCCGCATCCTACGGGGTTTCTGAGGCTTTGGGGATGGCATTCGATAAGGCAATCCCTTTGCCTGAGGATAAGCCTAAGGATAAGGCTAACGCTTTGTCATGCGGTATCCAGATAACAGATAACAGATATATAAACCCCACACATAACGCGCGCGTGCGCGAGAGTGCTCCTGCCAGTGAGGCAAATGGCGTGCCGTTGCAAACAGCGGAACCTGATTACCTGGAAGGCCTGAGCGAACCCATCGGGAAATTTCCGATGACCGATGGCTGGCATCCGTCGCCGGATTTTCGACGACGGGCTGCGCTGTGGGGCGTGGCTCTTCCTGAGCCGGAATTTACACCAGCTGAACTTGCCGCCTTCCGGGACTACTGGGCAGCGGAGGGTAAAGTTTTCACGCAGGTTCAGTGGGAGCAGAAATTCGCCCGTCACGTAAATCACGTCAGGGCGCAGGCTAAACCAGTCAGCAAGGGGGTAAAACATGCAGCAGCACCAGGTGGCACCGCATCACGGGCAGTTCAGGAAATTCGGGCAGCACGTGAGCAGTGGGAACGTGAAAACGGATTTATCAGCGACGGAAACGGCCTGGAAGCTGTGGGAACTCATGGGGGAGGTTTATTCGAACCGCTGGACCCAGAAGAACGGGGCCGCACCTTCGAAGCTCTGGATTGCACAGATTGGCGCGATGACTGAGCAGCAAATCCGACAGGTCTGCCGCCAGTGCATGGACCGCTGCCGGGCGGGTGAAACATGGCATCCGGACCTGGCTGAGTTTGTGGCACTGATTTCGGAGAGTGGGGCAAATCCATTTGGTCTGACGGTGGATGCTGTGATGGAGGAGTACCGCCGCTGGCGCAATGAGTCCTGGCGATACGACGGAAGCGATAAATACCCATGGACTCAGCCTGTGCTGTATCACATTTGCCTCGAGATGCGTTCAAAGGGGATTGAGCGCCAGATGACCGAAGGGGAATTAAAACAGCTTGCAGAACGGCAGCTGACGAAATGGGCAAAGCATGTTAGTAACGGCCTGAGCGTTCCGCCAGTCCGGCGACAACTGGCGGCACCCAAACGCCCGTCGGGACCAACGCCAATTGAGTTACTGAAACAGGAATATGAACGCCGGAAAGCGGCTGGGTTTGTTTGA